GACTATACCGATGACAGTCAAGGTGATAGCCGTGAAACACAGGGTGACATTGAACGGCTACTAGGTATGAGTATTGACATGTTTCGTCATGTTGTAGCACTTAATACCTATACAGAACCATTCTTGAGTATGCGAGCCAATGATCAACGTCAGATTATTGAGCAGTTGCTTGGCATTACTATCCTCAGTGAAAAGGCAGATAACTTAAAGAATCAAATTAAAACTACCAAGGATATGATTGGTGAAGAAAAAATTCGTATCAAGGCAGTACAAGATGCCAATGTGCGTATTGCTGAACAGATTGATAATTTAAAGAAGCGTCAACGTCTTTGGCAAACCAAACATGACGAAGATTGCAATAAGATTGAACGCAATCTTATCTCACTTAGTAAGATTGACATTGATGCTGAAATTGAAAACCATCGCCTACGTGAACGTTTCTTTGCTAATAAACGACTTGAAGATCAACTAAAAAGCGTTGAGGTTCGTCAAAATCTATGGGAAAAGAAACAACTTGACGATTGCGATGCGATTAAACTCAACATTGCAAAACTTTCTAGCATTGATATTGATAGTGAAATTGCCATTCATCGTGACATTGCGGATTATGATGCCAAAGTAAAGCGCCGTGATGAAGCAAAACGATGGATTGCGTCTATCGATGCTGCTAATGTTAAGGAAGAAAAAACTCAAGCCAAGTTAAAGAAAGAGATTGAAGACCTTAAAAATCATAAGTGTTATGCTTGTGGCAGTGAACTGCATGATGATAATCAGGCAGACATTCTTGCAGCAAAAGAAAACACTCTTCGTGAAAGTGTATTGCAGTTGCTTGCTAACCATACGCAGAAATCTGAACACCTTGAAACTATTGAGTTAATTGGTAAGTTAACCGCACCACAAAAACCATATTACAGAGCACTAGAAGAAGCACTAAATCATCGCAATACGCTTGAGAATATGACGGCTTCTCTTGAAACCCGTATGTGTGAAAGGAGTCCGTTTAGTGAACAAATTACAGAACTTGTAACCGAATTAGGCGATAGAGAGTGGATTGCCGAAAGCCAACTTGGTTTGCTGCACTATGATACCATTGAAGATGCGCTAAACCATCGCAGCAGTCTTGAACAGTTAGCCACTGCGCTGGTTGATAAACAAAGCGAACCTGATCCATATGCTGAACAAATTACAGAAATGGAACAAAATGCTCTACAAGAAATAACGTGGGATACTATCAATGATCTTACATCTATGCAAGAACATCAAGAGTTCTTGTTAAAGATGCTGACAAGTAAAGATAGTTTTGTTCGTAAGCGGATCATTGACCAAAACCTTGCTTATCTTAATAGTCGTCTTGGTAGTTACCTTGGGGCTATTGGATTACCACATGAAGTCAAGTTCCAAAACGACCTTAGCGTAGAGATTACTGAACTTGGGCGTGACCTAGACTTTGATAATTTGTCTCGTGGTGAGCGCAATCGTCTTATCCTTTCGTTATCCTGGGCATTCCGTGATGTGTGGGAAAACCTATATCAACATATCAATCTGCTCTTTATTGATGAATTGATTGATAGTGGCATGGATACAAGTGGTGTTGAAAATGCGCTTGGTATCCTTAAGCGTATGGGTCGTGAACGCAATAAAAGTATTTTCCTTGTATCACACAAAGACGAACTCAGCAGTCGTGTAAATAACATTCTTACCGTAACTAAAGAAAATGGCTTTACAAGTTACGGCGATGATGTGGAAACGGTATGATTGTATCACTATCTCACCGAGAATTACAAAATTATAAAATAGTTGTTGGTGATAAAGAATTTACAAATCAATCAGCAGATATATTACTGATTGATTCTATTATGACAAGGATATACTTTGAACCATATAAAATAAAACCACTATTAAGAATAGATAATATGCTTGTAAATTATTGGTTAGCAGATGTTACGCAATATGACCACATGTTAGAGTTTACTATTTCAAATGATTTTTGGATTAAATATTATAATAAAGAAACACAAAATCAAATAAATTTTGCCAATACCAATTATAAAAATGACCCCATGGCAATTGACAAATATGTTGGTATTTTTGATTCAAGTAACCTAATAAAAATTATAAGAGATAACTTAATTGGATAATATTTTACTAGTAACAGTACCAAAGCAAGATTTAAATAACCCACCTGCGGCACTGGGAATATTAAGTGCAATTTGTATACAAAACAGTATTGAACCACGTATACTAGATTTAAATCAAATTTTATCTAAAGAACTAACTGCTGACGAATGGCAAGATTTAGATGTTAAAAGTGCTCTTGGTAATAACATCCCACAGTTAAATTTACTGTTAAAACAAAAAATAAACGATATTTTTACCAAAGAATTAAAAAAACATATCAATAAACATACACAATTTATTGCAATAAGTGTTTTTACTTTTGAAAGTATCGTATCTACAGATATCTTATTAGAATGTTTAAGTGATATAAATGTAGAAGTTATTGTTGGTGGCACAGGATTAGAATCTGTTTTTAACAATAAACCTTATTACGAAACAATTGCTGATGCGGTAGATTATATTGTGCTTGGTGATGGTGAAATAAGTTTTGATATGATATTAAAAAGACAATGCGACAAAAAAATAGTAAAATACAGCAATGATCGTGATTTAAATAATTATCCGTTACCAGATTATACCAAGTTTCCTAAACAAGATTATAGTTGGAATAAGGTTTATATAACTGGAAGTCGTGGATGTGTACGTAGTTGTACATTTTGTGATGTTGCAAATTATTGGCCACAGTTCAGATATCGTGATGCAGACCTGTTAATTGAAGAAATTCGTAAACATGTCGGTGAGACTGGTGTGACACACTTTGAATTTACAGATAGCTTAATAAACGGTAATATTTCAAATTTCTATAAATTTAATCAAAAATTAGCAGAACTTAAGATTAAAGATAGCAATCTTAAAGATGTTACCTATAGTGGACAATTTATTTGTCGTCCAGAAAAACAGATGCCAACACAGCATTATGAGGCAATGCATTATGCTGGTTGTAATCAAATAAGCATTGGTATTGAAAGTTTTAGCGAATCTGTGCGTAATCACATGAAAAAGAAATTTTCCAATGCTGATATTGATTATCACCTAGAGCAAAGTGCATATTGGGGTATACCAAATATTTTTTTAATGATTAGTGGTTACCCTACAGAAACACAAGCTGATCATGCAGAAAATATAAAATACTTGCACAAATATCAAAAATATGTTTACAGCAATACTATTTTTATGATAAGTTTTGGGTTTACAATGCACCTATTACACAATACGCCAATTATGAATATGATTGAAAACCTTGATATTAAAATACCAGATAATTCCATGAGTAATATATTTGATTGGGAAGTAGGCAATAATAATTTAAAGAATAGAATATTGAATAGACTTGAATTGCATGAAGTTGCATATAAACTTGGCTATAAAATGCCAAGAAGCTACTCATATCTTAAATTTATAGAAGAACTTGCACAAAAAATAAGTAATGATAAAGAGGTTATATAATGGAAGATACGTTTACATATGAAAATTTTTTTGATAGAGAACATATCAGTTCTGTTTTATCAGAATGTATGAATAATGGCGTATCAAAGGATTTTATTAATAAAACTGGTATGTTCAAAGATCAACTAATAGCCAAAGAAAAAAGTTTTGCAAATGTTGAAACTGAAGATAATTTACCAAATTTGAAAATTTTACTTCAAAAAATCAAAACTATATTTGATTTTCCAGTTGAATTTTCTACTGTAAATTTTCAAATTTTATATTTGCCGTGGGATATTCATTGTGATTGGAAACCAGCAGATGAAGATCAAAGTTTATATAATTTACTAATTCCACTTCAAGATGCAGACAGTAGAACTTTTATTTTTGATCAAAATAATGCTGGTTTAAATTCAAAACATTTTTATGCATACAAAGAGCAAAAACAAAAGTGTTTAAATCCTGTGCCTGTAGATATTTGGAATGAAAATTTAAATTTTTGCTGGCCAGAAGACAGGGAATATTTAAGTATTAAAGAAATAATGCCATATCAACGTGCTGGTCAACTACAAGGTTTTTTACGCAATCATTATCACAGCAGCGATAATTTTCACTTAAAAGGCGCTAGTCCAAAATATTTTATTCAAATTATTGTTGATAAAGCTGGTCACAATAATCAAAAATTTAAAAAGAGTTTAAAAAAGTATTATGCCAAGCGCAAGTAAAAACAAAGGCAATAGTTGGGAACGTGATGTTGCCAAGCACCTTACTAATTTGTATGGTGAAACATTTATTCGTGCACCAGGTAGCGGAGCATATGTTGGTGGCACTAACACCAAACGTAAACAATTCTTACACGAAGGACAGATTCGTTCGTTCAAGGGTGACATTATACCTGGTCAAAGTTTTCCTAAGTTTAATGCAGAATGTAAAAGTTATGGTGATTTTCCCTTCCATCAACTGTTTGGTGGTGAATGTAAGCAGCTAAATGTATGGTTAGATCAGTTGTTAGATGCCAGTGATGAAGGTGACTTTAATATTCTTATTATGAAATTTAATCGCAAAGGCAAATTTGTAGCAGTTGAGTTTGATTCTTATTATGATGTGCCACTATTTGTAGAGAATCATATGCTTTATCAATATAAAGAACGTCGTTGGGCAATCATGGATTATGATCGTTTTTGGACGTTGAATAAAGATTTTGTATCGCTTGCATGTAGTTAATAAATAAATTTGTAACGCCGCATATAGTGGCGTCGGCAATAAAAAACGACGCAGGGATTGTTATCCTTTATCGGGCAAAATAGCCAAGAGACGCCGTGCTGTATGCAGTTATGCTAACATAAATTGACAAAAAACTAGTAGTAGGTTAAAGTTAAAGTATGTTAGACCCAACAACACTGCCACCACAAGTTCATAATTTTGGATTTTGGCTTGTAGACAATGACATTGTTTTTAGTAAAGTAAAAAGTGTTTTAGCTGCCCAGCAGAAAAATACCAACAATATTCGTTTTTATTATCATGACCATACTTTCAACCGCATTGACTGGACAATTGAACCTGCACAAACATTGACAGAGTTATATAAAGAAAGAGCATTGCAGCTAAGAGAAAATTATGATCATGTTGTATTACTATATAGTGGCGGCAGTGATAGCAGTAATGCCCTAAAAACTTTTATAAACAATGATATTAAGTTAGATGAGGTTTTTTGTTGGTATACTAGTCACAATGAACACAAAAATCTTACTAATCTTGAAATTATACACTCTGCCAGTGGCATGTTAGAAAAAGTTCAAGGGTTAGGCATAACAGTAACTAAAATTGATGAAAATCCATACTTTGATAAAACTGATTTAAAAAATCCAGAATGGACTCTATCTGCCGAACCTAATCTAGTTTCTGCTCAAATTAACAAATTAAAGATTTTCCAAGAGAATAAATCATGGCGAACACTTGCAGATAGTGGTAAGAAGATAGCAATTATACTTGGACTAGAAAAACCAAGAATTTTTTACGATAGCGGTAAATGGGTATCTGCATTCTTAGATGTATCAAATGCATGGAATTGGGAAGAATTACATACTCTTCCTCAACCATTTACACTAGAACCATTCTATATTAGCCCACATTCTCCACTTATAACCATTAAACAATCTCACATAGTTAAAAATTATATCAATAAAACATATAGTGTTGACTTTATAAATGATAATTTCAGCAAGCATAGGTTTAATCAAGAACTATATTATATAATAGTTAGAAACACATGCTATCCATATTGGGATGATAATACGTTTAGTATTGGAAAAGACGTGCCTGTGTTAAAAGAAAAGTATCGTTGGGTATGGGATAGTAATACACAGTTATCACAGGATTATTTTTCTGGATTGCATTGGGTTGAAAAAAATATAGATTCGCAGTTTTTCAATGGTGGAAAAATATACAATGGATTAGTAGGTTCTTGGTCACGATGGTATAATTTAGATGCTTAATCTATTATTATTTTCAATATTGGGGTGTATTGCCGGAACTGTCACTGGTGCAGTACCTGGTTTATCTAACAGTGTTTCATTAATAATACTTTATCCATTACTATCTTTATTACAAGCTAACGAAATTGTTGCTTTTTATATCTGCATGGTCACCACTACACAGTATTTTGGTAATGCTGCTGCAACTTTATTAGGAATACCAACAGAACCTACTTGCTTACCAAGTGCCAAAGAAGGTTATAGTTTAACACGTCGTGGTAACGCAAGCGAAGCATTAAGCAGTGGTGCTATTGCAAGTTTCTGTGGCAGTTTAATTGCAGTGTCTTTTAGTTTAATAATATTTTTTATAGGAAATAACTATTCATTATTATATAATTTCAAATTACAATTTTTTATTATAATCTTTACATGCTTAATTACGGTGTTTTCAAGTTCAAATAAACATGTCATTAGTTTTTTATTATTAATATGTGGTTATGTTTTAGGAATGATTGGTGTAAATTCAATTACACGAGAATCATTTTTAACATTTAATAATTCTTATTTGGTCAGTGGCATACCACCAATTATATTTTTAGTATTTTTATATAGTTTACCATCATTAATTGCGTTTGAACGTAAAAATATTAAAAATAATATATTTGAATCAATCACGTATAAGTTTGTATTGCCAGTAACAACTGTTATTCGTAGTTCAATTATTGGATTTATCTGTGGATTTATTCCTATGCTAGGTATTGTTATAAGCAGTAACTTATCTTACAGTATTGAACGGTTTGTCAATCACAAGACCTATAATAATAACGGCGATATTCGTGGACTAGCAAGCAGCGATGCGGGACATAATAGTGGGTTAGTTGCAAGTTTAATACCATTGTTTTGCTTGGCAATACCTATTACAGCAAGTGAGTATATACTATATGATCTTACAACATATCGTGGTTTAATCTATAATTATACATGGTTAACTGCAAACTATGTATGGATTTTTAGTATTTTTATACTAGCAAATTGCGTTGGTGTGGCAATAAGTTGGCCATTGTCTATTACATTAATGCGAATTATTGTACGATATATGGAACATTTTAAATACTTTGGTATTGCTTTATTAATTATTGCAGTATTATATGTTGGAATTATCACCAATCAATTACAATTTTTTATTATATTAAGCGCAGTTTTTTTACCATTGGGGTTATTACTGCGTAAATTTGATTTACTGCCATTACTGTTAGGATTTATGTTATCCCAACAATTTGACAGTATAACAAGAATAGTTTATAGTTTATACATAAAAGGATAACACATGAAAACTACTATTACAACATTATTAATACTTTCCAGTATTACCACAGCAAACGCATTTGATATTACCGTAGGAGTACCGCCAGGTGGAACCAGCGGTAGAACTGCCATTGTAATGCAAGATTCCTTACAAGACAGTGATATTAAATCAAATATCAATTATAGTCCAAATTGTGCTGTTGTTAAGGCGCAGATTGAACGTGGTGAAAAAGTTGTATATATTAATACAGATCAGGGATTATTTGATAAAGCATGTCATCTTGATATTAATGGTAAGAATGTTAAAATATTAGACGAGTTGTATTATTATACCATTGCGTTGTGCTACCGTAGTGACAGAACTAATCTAGGATGGGATAACTTTAAAAACAATAATATCAAGAAAAATGTTGCATCGGCTATCATTTACACTGATACTTTGCATAAGATATTTGATAAAATGAATATAACCAATACAAGTATCGTGCCTGTTGGAAGTCTTGGCAAAACTCGTGAGGTAATTTTAGGAAATGAATTTGATTATGCACTAGTAGACGCAGATTGGGTTTCACAAAATAGTGATAAGGTAGATTGTTTGTTTATTGGTACAGAAAAAGATGTTACTTTAAACGGCAAGACGTTTAAATCATTGCCTACCTATTTGAAAAATAATCATGGCATTATTAACTCACCGCAATTACAAGATGCGTTTATTCTTATTGGTGCAAATTTATCAAGTGAAGAAGAAAGCAAAGTAATGGATGAAATGGCAAAAATTCGCCGCAATTCAAAGTGGTATAACTTTGTAACTCAATTTGGCAAGGCAGAATTGCATGCATCGGATAAGAAATATCAAGAATTAGAAAATACTTTAGAGGGAAAATAATGCACTATCAACTATTGCCTAATTTACCAATGGTACCACAAGAACTAATAGATGCAACATTAAATTTAATCGATAAGCAAGATTTATTGTATTATCTTAACTCGGTGTCACGTCCTATAAGCAGTTTAAATAAAAAATTTCCACGAACTATGTTGCATCCTGATTTAGAAACATGGTTGCGTAATAATATTATTGATGGTGCAAACAAGTATGAATTAGCCATTACACTTGATGATAATGATGCTCATTCAATATTACCACACACAGACCGTGCCAGAGAATACACAATAATATATTTGTTGCAAAGTGGCGGCGAGGATCATAAAACTGTTTTTTATGAAAGCAAAACAATAAAAAATATAGACAAGATGATGACTTTCGATTATAGTGATCTTATAGAAGTAGATAGTATTGTTGTTCCAATTGAAAAATGGACTATTCTCAACGCACAAGAAATTCACAGCGTTGAAAACATTCCACATACCAGAATTGCAATACAGATAAGCATGGATCACAATCCTTGGGCGTCATAAAAATTTTATAATTCAATACAAAATGCATAACTACTATTAGGCAATTCAGGCACATTAGGCAACCAGTCCCCCCATACGAGATACTCTAGAAGGTTGGCAGCACTCCGATAATTGCGGCAACAGGGACAAGGCACAAAAAACGACGTGGCTCTGAGAAAAAGCAACCACAGCAGTATTATGTTCGCTAACAAGGGCATAAATCACTGATCCGCTGGAATAATCTACTAGACTAAGGGAGTACAGGCTAGCCGCTCCGCTCAATAACATGAGTTCTTTTTGTTAGTATCGTCCTGAAAAACTCATATGAAGCATTTCTGGTGATATAGGTTCCAGAAATGGAATCTATATACAAACCCTCAAATCTATATGAAACATTAAAGATTAATTATAAAGAAGAATTAAAAGAGCGAAGCGAAAGGTGAACGAGCGATAGCGAGTGAACTGATAGGCGAAGCCTATCATAATAGATTAGAAGTAATTAGAAGTAATTAGAAGTAATTAGAAGTATGGCAATCCGCTCTTCTTTGTAGTTTCCATGTGTTCCTCAACAATTTTAGCAATAAGATTTCGTTCAGTGACACTCATATTCATAGCTTCTGTATATGTAACACCACCACGCATATGCCAACACATTTGAAGGATGTTAGATTTTATTTTTTTAATATCACTTTCATACTGATCCACTAGCGACATGATTTCATCATGAGAAAGGTTTACGATAGCGGCTCGAAAAAATTTCCATAATCAAATTCAATTTTTACATCATATTCTTTTTCACAAGCCTCACAAAAAACATGTGCTGGTTGAATAGACATAACACTATTAATTTCAGCAATTTTATTTTGCACAAGTTTAATAATCTTATTTGTTGTATTCTTATAAAATTCTCTTATGTGATTTGAATCAGTTACTACTATCCCTTCTTCAGTAGTAATACTTTCGGTTTGATTTGAAATAAGTGTATTTCCAATATCAACTACATTTTGTAAGTGTAAATCAAATTGTGCCTTGCGAGTCTCATCGTCAATTGTTTCGTCGCCTACTAATTGCATTATTTTTTGTTCTTCAAAGTCAATTAAGTTAGATTTATTGCTCTGTAAGTAATTTTGTGGTTTAAATTTAAAAATTAATCCTTCAATCTCAATAGAAGTTGAATAATCTGGACTTTTTACTTTCATTAATAATGGACCTAGACTCATTTGATGTCTATTTTCGTTATCACAATTAGGGCATTTACTGTCTATATCCATATCATCGCCGTATGTGGCAATTCTAATGGCTATCAATATAGCATCAATATCAATAGTTGGGCAACCCCAAGCATTAGTTATTGCTGGCACACAACTTTCAACTACACTTACAACACCCTGTCCATTCATAAGTGCATCTGGTGTTCGTAGCATTACTTCATCTTTTGCTGTCATAGGCATTACTCCTACTTCACCTGATGCAGGCAAAGATAAACTATTAGGAGTCCAGTATTTTCCTCCACTAGGCAGTTTCAAGAAGATTGCAGGTTGACGAAAGTGTTTGAAAAGTGGATTAGAATTTTGCATTTTTTGTTTCCATAAATAATTGATGTGCTATGTTATATAGTATGCAGTTATTTAGAAGAGTAAAAAATGGCTATCAGTGATAAAGATGTTGAAGATATTAAAGAAAGAATCTTAAAGATAAACGATACCTATGGTACGCTTGAAAAATCTTTGTTACAATTAGATAATGCAGTAAAAAGTGGAACTTTAAACCAAAGAAATGCTGGTATAGGTTTTAAAAATGAAACTGAACTTAGAAATCGTATACAAAAAGGTGCAACTCAAAGTTTACAATATCTTACTCAAGCCTATAAAGATGGCAATGCTAGTTTTGGAGAAGTAAGGGTAGCGTTACAAGAATTTCGTGATAAAGCATTAGCCGCTGCCGGTGATAATGACAAATTAAGGAAAAAAATAGAAGCAGATTTTCGAGTACGTGAGCAAGGTTTACGAATTCAAACATTATACAACAAATATCTAAGTGATGGTATGAAAGCCGCAAGCACTGCAGTAGGTGGATTAGTATCAGCCTATCAAAAAAGCAGTGGTGGATTAGATGCAGCATTAAATTTTTCAAGTGTTGGATTAACACTGCTTACTACTGCAGTTAAGGCTGCTGGTAAAGCATTAGGTTCTATACCATTTATTGGTGGTGCGATTGAAGCTGGTGCAGTAGGTCTCAGTGATACTGTCATGGCTATTAAACCAGTACTTGATGCAGAAGTTTTAAAATTAGCAAGTTCATTTAAAACAGCAAGTGAAAGTGGATTAATATTTGCCAATGGTGTTAGTGGTTTACAAGAATCAGCATATAATGCTGGTATAACTACTGATCTTTTTGCACAATCTATGAAAGATAACAGTGAAGCTGCGGTGTTGTTTGGTGGTAATATGACTGCGGCTGCTGGTAAAATAGGAAAAGTAAGCAAATTAATTGATACAGAATCTTTGCAGAAATTAGGTTTTAATCTTCAAGAAATACCAGGATTGATTGCACAAACAGGTGCTAGGTTAGCTAAAAGTGGTACTGCCAGTGATGCTCAGGTTGCCAAGGCAACAATGGACTATGCAAAAAATTTAAGAATAATTGCAGATATCACTGGACAAGATGCAAAGACACTGATGCAAAAACAAGAAACTGCTGAAAAAGATTTAGCATATCAGCAGTTTCTAGCAGATAAAAGTCCAGAAGAAGCAGATGCTATCCGTGCACAAATGATGGCACTGCCTGAATCAGTTCAGGCAATAGCTAAAGAAATGATGGTCAGTGGTGGCGCAATAACAAGTCAACAAAGCGCCATGATTGCGCAACAAGTGCCTGCATATAAAGCAATGGCAGATGCTGCCGTTGCTGCAGCAAATAATGGAACTGCTGGTGCTGAAACAGGAGTTCGTATTCTAAAGCAATATGCAGATGCCGCTAATACCGAATCACTGAGAATTAAAGATTTTGCTCGTGCTGGCAGCATTTTGGGTGGTGAGATTGGCGCTACTGCAGAGGCTATAGGTAGAGATAGAAAAATGTTAGTAGCAGCACAAAAAACTAATGTAGAAGAATTGATTGATACTGTAAAAAAAGGAATGGCAACAACAGACCCAACTACCGTCAAACTTGCTGAAAGTGAACGTGATGGTATGAAACTTATGATTGAAACACAAAAAGCATTAAACGAAGTATTGCCCGCATATCTTACTACTGTAAAAGATTTAAATGTAGTAACTTTGAATTTAGTTAAAGGATTTGGTTCACTTGTTGATATGGTAATGGGTGAGAACAAGAAAAAAACAGGAGAAAATTCAGAGGTTAATGGAAGTGACAGTGCTGCATCTAGAAGAACAAATTTAAGTCAAACATTTAATTCTACAAATGATGCATCTAGTGGAGTTGCTGCTGCTGCTTTATCTCAACAAAGAAATATTGATACCAAAGATTTAGCAAGTTTTGCTACTATGATTAGTGGGACACCAGGTGGACTTGACCCTGATCATGATGCACCCCCTGATGCTCTTGCATGGTTACAAGCACATCCTGATGATCCAAGAACAAAAGAATTTTTAGCACGAACAGGAGCACAACTTGCTCGTGGCGGTATTGTAAATGGACCAACAAGCGGTTTTCCAGCAACACTACATGGCAGTGAGGCTGTAATACCGTTACCAGATGGTGTAAGTAGTCCAGAATTTGCAACTGCACTTCAAAGATTAGCAGGTTTACCTACAGTTGATCCTGCACAGGCATTGCTACAAAGTACGGTTTCAAACAACTCTTCAAATATGAGTAGTGATTTATTAATGTTATTAAACTCAAAAATTGATGATTTAATCAGTGCCACCAAAGATGTTGTGCAATACACTAAAGATACTAGTGTTAGAATTATGTAATAGCCCAATATAACTATAAATATCCTATAAGAGGAACTATACATGTCGTGGAAAAAACACTGGCGTATTGTAAGTGATGGGGCATATAGTCCTGTTAATGGCAGCGTAACAGATTATAGCAGTTATAATTATCTTGGTTCACAGGCAAATGCTGCTTATCGCAACTATCAAAGCATGTTGCCAGATGTTTATAGTGGACATCCTAACCGTATTGATCGTTATACTCAGTATGAGAACATGGATTTGGACAGTGAAGTCAATGCTGCACTTGATATTCTTGCAGAGTTCTGCACACAGGTTAATGAAGATACTCGCACTGCCTTTGATATTCATTTCCATGAAGAAGCCACTGACAATGAGAAAATGATTCTTAAAGAACAACTTATTGCATGGTATAACCTAAACGAATTTGATGTTCGTATGTTTAAGATTTTCCGCAATACACTAAAGTATGGCGACCAAGTATTCATTCGTGATCCAGAAACCTATAAGTGGTATTGGAGCGAAATGAATCGTGTATCTAAAGTTATCGTCAATGAATCACAGGGTAAAAAGCCTGAAATCTATTATATTCGTGATTTAAATCCTAATTTACAAAATAATACTATCACAAGACCACCAGGTCCAAATGATTCTTATGCATTTGCGCCATACATGGGTGGTTCACGCTCTTATACAGCAGGTGGCGAAGTATTCTCACCAAACACACGCTTTGGTGCAGGTAATAATGAATTTCCAGTAGATGCCGCTCATGTTGTGCATCTTAGCATGACCGAAGGTTTAGATGTTAACTGGCCGTTTGGCGTTAGTTTGTTTGAAGCAATCTTTAAAGTATTCAAGCAAAAAGAACTATTAGAAGACGCCATTCTAATCTATCGTATCTCTCGTGCACCAGAACGCAGAATGTTCAAGATTGACGTGGGAAATATGCCAGCACACCTTGCAATGCAATTTGTTGAGCGTGTTAAAAACGAAATCAATCAGCGTCGTATTCCAACACAAAGTGGCGGTGGACAAAACTTAATGGATGCAAGTTATAATCCAATGAGCATGAATGAAGATTTCTTCTTTCCACAAACTGCAGAAGGTCGTGGTTCATCAGTAGAAGTGCTACCAGGTGGTCAAAACCTTGGTGAAATTGATGATCTACGATTCTTTACTAACAAGATGTTCCGTGCACTTCGTATTCCTAGTTCGTATCTACCAACAGGTCCAGAAGATTCAGATCGTAACTTCAATGATGGTAAAGTAACCACTGCACTTATTCAAGAATTTAGATTCAACGAGTATTGCAAGCGTCTGCAGAAGTATTTGGCACCTAAGTTTGATACTGAATTTAAGATGTTTATGAAGTATCGTGGATTTGAGTTAGATAACTCTATCTTTGAAATACGTTTTAATGAACCACAGAACTTTGCTGCCTACCGTGATATTGAATTAAACAGTGGACGCATTGCTGCATTTCAACAAATTTCTGCAACTGAGTATCTTTCAAAACGTTTTATGCTTAAGAAATATCTTGGTCTGAGCGATCTTGAAATGGCTGAAAATGATCGTATGTGGCATGAAGAACATGGTGAAGAAGCACCAGAGAGTCAGTTGCAAGGCAGTGATTTGCGCAATGTTGGTATTACGCCAGGTGGTATTAATACTGACCTTGATACTATCAGTGACATTCAAGCAGCGGGTGACCAAGGAGCAGAAGGTTTAGGTGGTCCACCAGTAACACCAACAGGTGAGGTAGGTGCTGGCGGTACTCCAAGTGCGGCTGCAGGTACTGCTGGTGGTGGACAAACTGCTGGTGCGGCACTTGGTGGCGCTTAACCTAAATAAAGTAGGTATGGAGTAATATTGTCGTGGTACTAAGTGAAATGTTTAATCATCAAAGTAGTGATTATCAAGATTTATCACAGGATCAAAGCGTTGAAAAATTGCATGATCTTCGTAAGACACGTTTAACTCTAGCACAAATTAGTCAATTGCGTAAAATGAATGACCAACGCAATGTTGAATATGTAGAACAAATAACCAAAGTACGTAAACAATATGGTGCAGCACCTGCTGCTGGTGGTCCACAACTTTAATCAACGTCAATTCATAAAAATGTAAAAATCGTCAAAATACTGTCATTTGGGATAGTATTTAGATTTACATAGTAAATAAAAACACAGGATATATTCCAACAGGAGTTTAACATATGCGTAGCAGTTACGAACAATTGATTGAGTTCATCATTAACGATGAAACAGATAAGGCAAAAGAACTATTCCACAACCTAGTTGTTGAGAAGAGTCGTTCAATTTATAATGATCTTGTAGCAGAAGAAATGTCAGATGACATGGATGAAAACTATGGTCATGAAATGGAAGAAGCAGATAGCATGGATCAGACCGATGATATGATGCATGATATTGAAGCTGACCATGAAGGTATGGATGGCGAAGATGATGGTATGGACATGAACATGGGCGATGATGACATGGACACCGATGGTGACATGGATTATGGTCATGAAGAAGGTGAAGATGGCATGGAAGACCGTGTTATGGACCTTGAAGATGCACTCGACGAACTCAAGGCTGAGTTTGAAAAGTTAATGGCTGATGAAAAGAGTGAGCCAGAGCACAATGATGGTTCAAATGATCCAGACTTTGCAGAAGAAGGTGTTGTTCGTGAATACGTAGAAAAGGTTGCAAGTACAGGCAATACCGAAGGTTCACCAGTTGGTGCAGTTAACAGTTACAAGTCTTCAACTCAGAAGAAGAGCGTAGTTGCTAGCAAGAACGACATGGGCGGCACTGTCAAGAATCTAGTTCGTGGTGACAAGAACGAAGACCCAGATGGCAAGGCTTACAAAGGTCCAAGCAACGAATATAGCAAAGGTGAAGGCAAACTACCACACAATGGTCAGTTTCTAAATGCACCAGGTGGCGATGCTGGTAAGAAAGGTTTCTCAAATGCTAAGAAGCCACAAAGTGCAGAAGGCAAGTTTGCAACTGGCGGCGGTCCAAACGTTAATAAGAAAGACGTGTTACCTCGCTAATAAGGAAAGAAAATGAATAATTTGCTTGTAGAGCATCTCAGTTACGATCAGGCTATGATGGAAATGAGCCACAGCGATGAAGGTAAAAACCTTTATCTAAAGGGCATCTGCATACAGGGTGGTGTTAAAAACGCCAACCAACGTGTGTATCCAATTAGCGAAATCAGTCGTGCGATTGAAACGCTAAACAAGCAAGTTAAAACAGGTTACAGTGTGTTGGGTGAAGTAGATCACCCAACCAACCTACGTATCAATCTTGATCGTGTAAGTCATATGATTACAGAAATGTGGTTAGATGGACCAAACGGTTATGGAAAGATGAAGATTTTGCCTACACCAATGGGCAATTTGGTTCGCACCATGTTAGAAAGTGGTGTTAAACTAGGAGTAAGCAGTCGTGGATCAGGTAATGTTAATGAACACGACGGCGCAGTAAGCGATTTTGATATCGTTACTGTTGATATAGTAGCACAACCCAGTGCACCTAATGCCTACCCAACTGCAGTCTATGAAGGACTGATGAATATGAATGGTGGACAACGTATACTGGATATGGCTAAAGATTTAAATCAAGATCAACGAGTTCAGAAATACTTGCAACAAGAAGTTCGCAAGTTTATTACTGAATTAAAGATATAAGTTCAGGAGAATTATTAATGTTCGAAGCTCTAAAACCATTAATTGATAACGGTATCCTGAACGAAGATACTCGCAAGTCACTAGAGGAAAGCTGGAATGCTAAACTCAACGAGGCTCGTGAAGAAATTCGTACAGAAATCCGTGACGAAATGGCAGGTCGCTATTCACATGACCGTGCTGTTATGGTAGAGGCTCTGGATAAGATGGTTAACGAATCACTAACTGCAGAAGTTCGCAAGATCGCTGCAGAGCGTGAATTAGTTAGCGAAGATCGTGTAAAGTTCACACAGCAAATGGTAAGCAAGGCTAAGAATTTTGATTCTTACTTGAGTGAATCATTAACTCGTGAAATTTCAGAACTTCGCAGTGACCGTGTTGCTATGCAAAAGACTATTGCTAAGTTGGAAGCATTTGTTGCTGAAAACCTACGTAATGAAATTTCAGAATTTGCTCAAGACAAAGCAGACCTTGCTGCTACTAAGGTAGCAGTAGTTACAGAAGGTCGTAAGAAGTTGGAAACTCTTCGTGATAGTTTTGTAAAGAAAGCAAGTTCACTTGTAGAGAACACAATTACTACACATCTACGTTCAGAACTAAATCAACTAAAAACTGATATTCAGGAAGCAAAAGAAAATAACTTCGGTCGCAAGATTTTTGAAGCCTTTGCAACTGAATTTGGTTCAAGTTATCTTAACGAACGTGCAGATATCAAGAAATTAACTGGTAAGATTGCTCTTATGGCAAGTCAAATCAGTGAGGCTCGTGATTCAGAAGCACGTGCAATGACTGAAGTTAAGAAGAAAAATGAAGAACTACGCCGAATCAACGAAAATATCGATAGAAAAGGCAAACTCAACAATTTGCTTAGTCCGCTAAGCAAAGAAAAAGCCGCTGTGATGTCAACACTGCTGGAATCAGTCCCAACAGATAAATTAGACGCAGCATTTAAAAAGTATTTGAACCCAGTAATGAGTGGTTCTGCAGCAGTAGTTGCCCCAAAGCAACCTATTACAGAAAGCACAGTTGAAGTTACTGGCAATCGTACTGTGAAAGCAGATCAGAATTCAAACAATATTATTGAAATGAAGCGTCTGGCTGGACTAATAAGAAACTAAATATTAATTGGAGAAGACCCTATGACACAAGAACTAATTGAAGGACGTTGGGACGAAACCAAATCAGCCCTATTGGAAGGCTTAAGCGGTAATCGTCGTACTACAATGTCAATGGTATTGGAAAATACCAAGAAGTATCTAGCAGAAAATGCATCAAGTGGTGCAACTGCAAGTGGCAACGTTGCCACTCTAAACCGTGTGATTCTACCTGTTATCCGTCGTGTTATGCCGACTGTTATTGCCAACGAAATCGTTGGTGTACAGCCAATGACTGGACCTGTAGCACAGATTCACACTCTACGTGTTCGTTATGCTGATA